AAGCCGCTCGATTCTAAGTGCGATGACCTTGAATACTGCGTACTGCAGTGGCTGTCAGGCATCCTGTCTCTTGCCGGAATTGATGATGAAAAGCCGTCTTTCACGCGTGACTATATCGTCAACAAGGCGGAGGAAGTGCAGACCATCATACAGGCTGCCGATTATCTCAGCGATGATTACAAGACGCGCAAGATCCTGACGATTCTGGGCGATGGAGATAAGGCGGATGAAGTGATGAAAGACATGGTAGCGGATGCGTATGACCGTCTGAACATGCAGGAAGAGGAAGAGCCGCAGGAAGGACAGCAGGAAGCGCAGGAGGCATAACGCATGGATCTGGGGCATAAACAAACGGATGAGATGCTGAAAGACCTTGAGAAGCGCATCCAGAAGGTGTACGGACAGGCGGCAAGGGAGACACAGCAGAAGGTCAATAAATTCTATTCCGGCTATGCTGACAGGTACAATCAGAAGGTCGCTGACCTTAATGACGGAAAGATAACAAAGGCTGAGTTTCAAGCCTGGTGCAGGACAAACATCCTGACCGGAAAGCGATGGCAGGAATTGCAGGACACGCTTGCACAGGACATGGCGAACGCTGACAAACTGGCTATGTCGATGGTTAACGGTCATCTGCCGGAGGTTTATGCCCTTAATCATAACTATGGCACGTATGAGGCGGAAAAGGGCGCAATGGTCAGCACATCATACACGCTGTATGACCGTCAGACGGTGGAGCGGCTGATAAGGGATGATCCGAAGCTGCTTCCGCAGCCTAAGATTAACCGCGCCAAAGATGTCAGGTGGAACAGACACAAATTTAATGAGGGCATTACGCAGGGCATCCTTCAGGGGGAAAGTCTGAGGGATATTGCAAAGCGTGTTGCCCTTGGCACATCCAGCAGCGATTACAAGGCCGCAATCAGGAACGCGAGGACAGCCACGACAGGGGCGGAGAACGCAGGCCGCATAGCATCTTATGAGCGCGCCGAAAAGATGGGCATCAATGTAAAAAAGGTCTGGATGTCTACGATTGACAACCGGACAAGAGACAGCCACGCGCTGCTTGACGGCGCGGAAGCAGAGTATGACAAGCCTTTTGCCAATGGCCTGATGTTTCCAGGTGATCCTGACGGCAATGACCCGGCGGAGATCTGGAACTGCAGATGCACCCTGATTGCAGATGTGGAAGGGACACCAGACTATGATATGTCAGATATGACATGGCGAGACAACAGGCTGGAAGGGCAGACATATGATGAGTGGAAGGCGGCGCATGAGGCGAATGCTGAGCCGCAGACAGCGCAGCCTGGAGCAGTGCAGAGCAATGAGCCTGTTGGTGATATGACCATCGCGCCGAGCAACACACGCTTAAATCTTGAGCATGAAAATGTACAAAGAATTCCTCCTGTGCGGCATGAAGTGATACCATCAGAGGATGAGATTATACACAGCCTTTGTGGTGGTGATCTTACCAAAGGATCGTGTGCCTCATTATCCCTTGCGTATGCAGGCAATAAAGGCGGCATAAAGGTAAAGGATTACAGAGGCGGCATGAGCCAGCGAGTATTCAGCAGAAGCATACACCTCAGGGAGATTGCACAGTTGGATGGCGTGGAATCTGTTCTGACACGCAATTATAATGATTTTAAGGCCGCTCATGATTTGTTGGCACATGTGGAGGCCGGAAAGGAATACTGCTTCGGTGTTGGGCAGCACATGGCTGTAGTTAAAAAGGTCGGCGATGGTTTCCAGTATCTGGAACTGCAATCTGGTTATGATGATAGAAATGGATGGCATAATCTGGACGATTCAATTCTGCGGCATAGATTCGGATGCAAGCGCTCACACTCCTCTTATGGCATGAAAATGGAGCTGTCAGCCGAACTGATTGAGACGGGATCACTGGCAAAAAATACCGAGTTTCAGAACTTGTTAAGCTATCTCAATACGCCGGAAGGAAAGGAACAGAAGGGAGCGTGGGGAAGTGTTAAGTGATTGGTATCATCAGGAAGATGGGCAGAAAATATGGTGGCGCGATAACCTGGATGCAAAGGGAGAGTTTCTGTTTTCGTTCGACAAGAAGAAAACCTTTAACCTGTTCCGGGATTATCCGCACGAACTGACGAAAGAACAGCTTGCGCTGTTTGACAGGGAAAATCCGTTTTGGGCGGAGTTTTTTGCGGATCGGAGGAAGTAATGGCGAATATCAGCGTAGAGGTTAAGAGCAACGCGGATGCCGTGCTGGATGAATTCCGTCAGAAGGTATCCGTGGCGCTTGAAACGATCGGACTGAAAGCGGAAGGATATGCGAAAGGGTACTGCCCGGTGGATACCGGACGGCTGCGTAACAGCATCAGCCATGCGGATGACGGAGAGTCTGCATATATTGGCACTAATGTTGAATATGCCCCGTATGTAGAGCTGGGCACGCGCCGAATGCATCCGCGTCATTACTTGAAGCAGGCAGTGGAGAATCATTCTGCGGAGTACAGGCAGACCGTGGAAAACATCCTGATGTCTTGATATCTAAATGCATTAGCACTCTAACTAACCAGTGGCTAAAAACCACTGGTTTTTTATTTTGAAAACCTATGGTTTTTATTTTCGAAAACCTATGGTTATTTTTTGAAAAACCTAAGAGAAGTAAAAGAGAAATAAAAATAAAAGGGAAAGGGAAGACCGCGTGACATTCCGCACACTCCGTATTGTGGTCTGACCAATTGACACGCACCATTTTGTGAAGTATTCTGACAGATAGAAGGGTCACAAGACACCGATGACCCAAAAACGCACGAATTGGCGAGACACTGCCAACCGAGACAAAGGAGTGTATGAGATGGCGTTTTCAGTGAAACAGATTAAAGCGTTACTTTCCGAAAAAGGTATGCCAGTTGAAAACCTGGATGCGGCGGCAGAGGAGATCTGCAGCAGACATACGGCTGACCTTGACAGCATCAAGGAGCAGCGTGATTCCTATAAGGCTGATGCGGAGAAGCTGGCAGATGTCCAGAAGGAGCTTGAAAGCCTCAAACATGATCCGTATGAGGTCAAGTATTCCGCAATCAAGGAAGAGTTTGAGAGCTACAAGAAGGAGCAGACGGCAAAGGAAACAAAGGCCGCAAAGGCTAATGCTTACAGATCCATGCTGAAGGAGCTTGGCGTATCGGAGAAGCGGCTGGATGCAATCCTGCGCGTTACTGATCTTGACGGCATCACCTTGGAGAAGGACGGAGCGCTGAAGGATCTGGACAAGCTGAAGGAGAGCGCCAAAGCGGAATGGGCTGATTTCATTCCGACCACATCAGAGAAGGGTGCGGAGACGGTCACGCCTCCCACGAACAGCGGCAAGGGTAAGACCTCTATGCAGGACATCTACAAGCGCGATGAGCATGGAAGATATCTCCTGACAGCAGAGCAGAGGCAGAAAGCCATTGCCGAGAACATGAGAAAGGATAATTGACTATGGCGGCAACGAGTGTTGAAACTCTTACCAACCCGAGGGATTCCCTGCCGAACGTGTATACCAATGTGACGGCAAGAGAGATCGATTTTGTTACAAGATTTAACGACAACTGGAATGCGCTGCAGCAGATCATGGGCATCAGCAGGCCGATCAGGAAGACACCCGGCACAAAGCTGGTATCCTACACAGCGGATGTGACGCTGGAGAGCGGTTCTGTTGATCCGGGCGAAGTCATCCCGTACAGCAAGACCACGATTGTACAGAGCGCGAAGGCAGATCTGACTATCGAGAAGTACGCGAAGGCTGTACCGATTGAGGATGTCGAGAAGTACGGCGCGGCGATCGCGATCGAGAAGAGTGATGACGCATTCCTGACGAAGCTGCAGAACAAGGTTCTGGGCAAGTTTTACACCTTCCTTAACACGGGATCTCTTGCCGGAACGGCGGCTGGTTTCCAGGCTGCGCTTGCTACCGCGCAGGGGCTTGTGCTGAACAAGTTTGCGACCATCCAGAAGGACGTTACCGGAATCGTTGGATTCGCGAATATTCTGGACGCGTATGACTATCTGGGCGCTGCGCAGATCACCACGCAGACCGCTTTCGGCCTGACCTATCTGCAGGATTTCATGGGCTATCAGACGCTGTTCCTGCTTCCGGCAACCGGGATTGCGCGGAATAAGGTTCTTGCTACTCCTGTTGAAAACATTGATCTTTACTATATCGACCCGGCAGACAGCGATTTCGCGAAGCTTGGGCTGCCGTACACCACGCAGGGCGAAACCAACCTGATCGGATTCCATGCGCAGGGCAACTACAGCACGGCTGTTGGCGAGAGTTTCGCGCTGATGGGCATGGCGCTGTGGGCTGAGTACCTGGACGGCATCGCAAATGTAACGATCTCCGGCACCTGATCCGGGAGGGAATGATGTATAAAGTTGTTTGCTGTTTTTTCGACCTTGATGACGAGGGGCACAAGTACGATGTGGGGCAGGAATATCCGCGTGAAGGATATAAGCCGTCAGAGGAACGTGTAGAATTCCTTTCCGGCGCTGCCAATAGGCTGGGCTATCCTGTGATCGAGAAGGTTGAGGAAAAGCAGGAAAAGCCGAAGACCAAAGCGAGGAAGAGCAAATGATAACGCTTACCGATCTCTGCAGAGAGCTTAAAAACTGGTTCGAAATGTCGCGCTACAGCGGTCTGTTTAGGATCACTGACGGGGCAATAGACCTGTCTGACATGGTCACAGACGGTTCTCTGCAGGACGGTCAGTATTTCCGCATAGTGGGGTCTGTCTTTAATGATGGCGTGCACCAGTATCCTGCAAGTGATCTCGATGATGAGGCATTTACAGGAGCGGTGTACGCCATGGCTGTTCCGAAGGAGGTGCTGACGCTGCTTAACGATATCAACGGATGGCTTGAGCAGTACGGTGCGGAACTGAGCAAGCCGTACCAGAGCGAGAGTTTTGGCGGCTATTCCTACAGCCTTAAGGCAGGACTGTCAGATGCATCCGGCAGCGGTGCTGACGCGTGGAGGGCGGTTTTTGCATCCAGGCTGAATAAGTGGAGGAAGATACGATGAGCCTACTCACAGAGGCCATGGAAGGGTGCACCATGCTTGATAAGGTGACCGTAGATGACGGCATGGGCGGCTATACGCGGCAGTGGCAGGACGGTGCGGCTTTTGATGCGGCAATCGTCTTTAACAACTCGCTGGAGGCGCGGAGAGCGCAGCGTGAGGGCGTGACAAGCCTGTACACGGTGACCACTTCCAGAGCAATCGTGCTGGAGTATCACGATGTCTTCCGGCGCGAGAGTGATGGAAAGATCTTCCGCGTAACGTCTGACGGAGATGACCTGTATACGCCGAAGAGCGCAGGGCTTGATATGCGACAAGTGACCGCGGAAGAGTTCGTTATACCGACAAATTGATAGCATGGAAAAAGACTATTGCGTGTATTGCCATACCAATAACATCAATGGAAAAAGGTATATTGGCATAACTTGCCAAAAGCCAGAACATAGGTGGAGAAATGGGAAAGGCTACATCAATAACAGCTATTTTTACCGGGCAATACAAAAATACGGATGGCACAATTTTTCTCACAATATATTGTATATGAACTTGAGTAAGGAGGATGCCGAAAAGATTGAAGTTGAACTGATTGCAGAATACGGAACATTTAATCCAGACCGTGGGTACAACATTGAAAAAGGCGGAAATGGGACGGATAAGTTCACGGATGAAACTAAAGCGAAAATCAGCAAGGCTTTAACCGGGCATGCGTGTTCAGAAAAAACAAGGAGAAAAATAAGTCTTTCCAAAAAGGGGAAGCCGACTGGAAGGCGTGGCATAAAGATGACACCTGAACAGATAGAAAAAAATAGGCTTTCCCATATCGGTCAGCGTGCTTGGAATAAGGGCAGATCATGGACTAGGGAAGAACGTGCCAAATGTAATGGGAAGGCGGTTATTTGCATAGAGACAGGAGTTGAGTATTTAACAGCGCATGAAGCCGCAATAGATACAAAAACGGATTTCTCGTCAATATGTAAATGCTGTCGTGGCAAGGTAAAGACGGTCGGCGGTTATCATTGGAGGTATAAAGACGAATGAGTTTATCCAAAGAACGGGCCTTGCATCAGTTTTGGAGCGGCTTTGGGCTGAAGGCATATGATGAGATGACCGTACCGACAGGGGATGATGCCCCTGCTTTGCCTTATATCACGTATGAAGTGATTGTTGATAATATCGGGCATCCCGTCACTTGCACGGCAAGCATCTGGTACAGGTCATCCACATGGACGGAAATAACACAGATCAAAGACCAGATAGCGGAGACTATCGGGTATGGACACAAGATGATAAAGATTGACGGCGGTTATATGTACCTGACAAGGGGCACACCATTCGCGCAGCGCATGGCAGACGATTCGGATGACATGATCCGGCGGATATATGTGCAGCTTGATTGCGAGTACTTAACCGCACAATAAGGAAGGAGAAGCAAATGGCAGGAAGATTCACGGTTATTCCGGAAGCAACCTTCCAGGAAATGCAGATGGATGCCGGAGTGCTGCTTAACACGTTCAACCCGGCTCAGCCTGCAGTAACGGATGCCAACATTATCTGCGCCACCACGGGCGGCATACAGGCATCCTGTGCAGCCGAGTATTCGGATCTGGGCGAGGATGTTGACAATTGCCCGGTAAACATGAAAGAGCTGAAACACCTTGATTCGTGGACTTGTGCCATGTCCTTCACGGCGCTTGGTACATCTCCGGCATCCATCAAGCTTGCGCTTGGCGCGGCGGACATCGATGGAACGGACGCAACGAAGATCGTGCCGCGTGCGGAACTGGCACAGACCGACTTTTCGGACATCTGGTGGGTAGGTGACCGCGCGGATGGCGGTTTCGTAGCAATCCAGCTGAAGAACGCACTATCAACGGGCGGATTCAGCCTGCAGACCACGAAGAACGGCAAGGGTCAGGTATCGGTGGAACTGACCGGACACGTATCCATCACGGCGCAGAAGGTCGTTCCGATGGTTTTCTACAGCGCTGACGCGTAATGAGGGAGTTAACTGAACCAGGGAGGTTGATAAAGTGAAAAATCTGGCAAACTGTACACCGTCTGAATTTCTCCGGCAAACAAACAAGATCCGGCACAGCGTTGAGAAGTGGCTGAAGGTTACCGACATCATGAACATCCGCAAGCGTATGCCGAAAGGGATGCCGGAACTGACCGCTGATCTGTCCGAGGATGAAGCAGAGGCTGTCAAAGCTAAGCGTGACGAAATGATGGCGGAGCAGGTGCGGAAGAATCTGGGTGCGATCCTGGACGCTCTTCTGGAGGAACACCCGGACGAAACGCTGGAACTTCTTGCCCTCTGCAGTTTCA